CGTAGGGACGAATATCAAGATGGAGTTATTCGGACACCTCTTAAATCACCTTTTCCATCGGAATTTTAATTTATTAAGGAGATAAAATAATATGGCAAATGTAATACCTTTTAGTTTTAGAGGTGCATTACTCTCAGCGCAACATGATTTTGCAAACGGAGGAAATACTTTTAAACTAGCATTATACACAGCAAGTCCCTACAGTACATCAAGCACTGTTTATTTAGCAGGAGCAAGTAACGATGAAGTTAGTTCAGGAAATAGTTCAAATTATCCTCAAGGTGGAGCATCTTTAGGATCACAAGCAGTTGCTTCAGGTACTGCAGTCGCTTCAGTTGACTTTGCAGATGTAAGTTTCAACTCAGCTACTTTTACAGCAGCGTTTGCAGCTATTTATAATAGCACAACTGTTGATGGTACGGCAGGTAGATTATGTGTAGTGTTAGATTTTGGAGGAAATAAAACGGCTACTAATGGCACGTTTACAATTTCATTTCCTAATCCAAGTACACCAGCTAATGCTATTATAAGCATGGCGTAAGGAAAAAATAAATGGCTTTTAAATTAAACGATAGGGTTAAAGAATCTAGTTCGACTACTGGGACAGGTACGTTTACACTCGGCGGTGCGGTAACAGGTTTTGAAACTTTTGTTGCAGGTATTGGTGGAAGTAATACTACTTACTATTGTATTTTTCAAACAGGTACTAATAATTTTGAAGTAGGTTTTGGAACTTTAAATGCAAATGCAACTACTTTAGCTAGAACTTACATTATCTCCAGTTCTAATAGCGATGCTGCTGTAAACTTTGCAGGGGCAACAGAGGTATTCTGTACTGTACCTGGTGCAAAAATAGGTTTACCTACACCAGAAGAATATGGTTCTTCATCAGCGCCAAGAATAATCACAGTTAAAGTTGCTAGTAAATCTGGTAATCACCCGTATCAAGGTGTGGGTTCCGGTAATGCATATTATCTAGATGGATTAGAAGCACCAGCAATTACATTTTCAGGGGCAGATTCATCTTACAAATATTACTACAGATTTGATCAATCTAATTCTACGAACAACGGTCATCCATTAAGATTTTATTTAGACGCTGCTAAAAATACAGCTTACACTACGGGTGTAACTACAAGCGGAACTCCAGGAAACTCTGGAGCATATACTCAAATAGCAGTAGATATTAATACACCTAATGTTGTTTATTACCAATGTTCAAGTCACGCTTACATGGGTAATTTTGCAAACGTAATATCTAATTATATAAATGGTGATCTAAATGTAGGTTCTTTATTAAAGATGCCGGATAATACATCTGCTAAAATATTAGTAGCAGATGGTACAAGTTATCAAGAATCAGCAGTATCAGGTGATGCAACAATTGCATCAGGTGGAGCATTAACTTTAGCAAACTCAGGAGTTACAGCTGCAACATACACTAATTCAACAGTAGCTGTTGATGCAAAAGGAAGAATAACGTCAGCGTCAAGTGGAACTGCGGGAGCTTCAGCGGGTTTTGCCGTTGCAATGGCAATCGCATTATAGTATAAGGAATAAATTATGGCACAAAACTTTAGAAATTATTTAACAAGAAACACAGGTGCATCAGCAGTAGATGCTTTAGGTGGAGCGGCAAATAGTTATGACACTTTAATTAGTGTAAGAATGGCTAACGTAACTACATCAACTATAGTTGTTGATGTTTATCTTAGAAGATCATCAGCAAATTATTATTTAATCAAAAATGCACCGATTGTCAGTGGTGGCTCACTAGAGCTTATTGACGGAGGAAGTAAAATTGTACTTTCTTCTGGAGACCAGCTATTTGTTCAATCAGACACAGCTAATTCTTTAGATACAGTAGTAGGTGCAGTTGACGCAATCAGTACATAGGGAGAATCATGTCGTATTTAGGAAACGCTCCAGCAAGAAGTTTTATAAGTTTCGAAAGACAAGTATTTACTATTGTTAATTCACAAACTGCGTATGCTTTATCTCATTCTGTAACTAACGAAAACGATATCCGACTTGTTGTAAATAATGTAGTTCAAGAACCTGGTTCAGGTAAAGCTTATACTGCAACAGGAACAGCTCTTACATTATCTGCAGCATTAACAAATGGTACAGATGAAATGTACTGTGTATTTTTAGGTAGAGCAACTGCAACAAGCGCACCTGGTGCAGGATCTATAGGAACCGTACAACTTGCAGATAACGCAACCACTCTTGCAAAAATGGCTAGTGGTACAGACGGCAATATAATTTCTTATGATGCTTCTGGTAATCCTGTAGCTGTTGCAACGGGCAATGACGGACAAGTTTTAACTTCAGCAGGAGCAGGAGCTCCTCCAGTTTTTGAAACTCCAGCTAGTGCAGATAACACTCCAGCTTTTGCTGCATATCAATCTAGTGGACAAAATATTGATAGTGGCACAGCTACAATAGTTAATTTACAAACAGAAATATTTGATACTGATAGTGCTTTTGCAAGTAATGCTTTTACAGTACCAAGTGGAGAAGGTGGAAAATATTATATTTCTGCCGCAATAAGAGCAGATGCTTCTTGGGCAGCAACTGGTCAATTTAATGTAATGGTTTACCTTGGAAGTACAGGAGATAATGGATTATTTGCTTCTTATAATATAGCCGCAAGTAATGGAAATGGTGGTGCTGTTTCTGGAATACTTGCTTTAAGTGCTGGAGATGTAATTACAATGAGAATATTTCACAATGAAGGTGGCACAGAAGGACTGCAATCTGGAAGATATTGTACTGTTTTTTCTGGATATAAATTAATAGGAATATAATAAATTATGGCAATAGATAAAATAACAACACCCGCAGTAACTGATGATTCAGTAACATTAGCAAAAATGGCTCCTGGTACAGATGGCAATATTATTTCATATGATGCTTCAGGTAATCCTGTAGCAGTAGCAACTGGTAATGATGGTCAAGTATTAACTTCAGCAGGAGCAGGAGCTCCTCCAGTTTTTGAAACACCAGCTAGTGCAGCTAACACTCCAACTTTTAATGCTTATAAACAAGGAGATCAAGGAAGTATATCAGCAAATACAGCTACCAAAATTACTGGGTGGACTGAAATTAATGATTCAGATGGAAAATTTGCAAGTGGTAGATTTACACCAACAGTTGCTGGTCAATATTTTATTTATGGTTCGTCTTTTGCTACAGCTACTGCGAATACTAATAGTCCATTCCTTATGATTTATAAAAATGGTTCTGATGTTCAAGCAATAACCTTTCAATCTCCAGGAGCTAGTACAAATTTACCAGTTCAAGTAGTTGGAATAGTTACTCTTGATGATAACGACTATATAGAATTATTTATTAAAGTTGCAGCGACTGGATCAGCTTTTTCTAGTGGAGATGAAGTAAGATTTGGTGGATTTAAAATTATAACATAGGAATATAATTAACTAGAATTTTAATACAAATGTGTTAAAAATAACAACAACAAAGGAAAAAAAATGGCATCACTATCAAGCAAAATCACGGCATATGCATCTTCAAACGGTGTATCTTCTGTTGACTTTACTAAAGACGTTAGCCTTCAGGATGATTCAGACGGAAAAGGTCCATACATAAAAGAATGGAACCTAGCTATCTCTCAACCTACAGACGCTGAATTGACAGCAGCAGAGACTGCAGCAGACGCTGCGGAAGCTCTAGCAACTGTTCACTCAGCTAGAAGAAAAGCTTACGGATCAGTGGAAAGCCAGCTAGACTTACAGTACCACGATTCTAAAGACGGTACTACTACATGGAAAGATCATGTAGCAAAAGTCAAAACTGACAATCCAAAAAGTTAAGGAGTAAATTATGGCTTACGTTGGTAAATCGCCCTTAACAGGTGCGTATCAAGTTCTGGATAATATTGCATCCGGGTTCAATGCTTCTACGGTAGCATTTAACTTAACGGTGGGTGGTGTAGCTGTGTCTCCAGGAACTGAAGCCAATTGCATAATATCTATTTCAGGTGTAGTTCAAGATCCATCAGCCTATACAATAGCAGGAAATCAAATTACATTTTCATCGGCCCCCGCATCATCAGATACTTTTTTTGGAACCATTCTTGGTAACACATTTGATATTGGCACGCCGACAGATGCAACAGTAACCGCTGGTTCTTTGTCATCAACTTTTTTCGTGAAAAATTCACAAACATGGAGTAGTATATCAATGGCTGGATCTACAAACGGAGCCTTAGTTGGACCCGTTACAGTTTCAGGCACTATAACAATTCCATCAGGGAGTACATTCGTAATTTTATAATGAGTAAATTAGAAACAAACACAATTGATACAGTATCAGGAACTAGTAATTTAACTATTGGTTCTACAAATTCATCTACAGTTACATTTGAAAGTGGTTCACCGACAGGGCATATGTATCCTGCTTTTGAAGCATATGCAAGTGCAGCTCAAACAGGAATAGGAGATAACACAGCAACTAAAATGGCTATGAACACAGAACTTTTTGATACAAATTCTATGTATGATACTTCTGCATATAGATTTACTCCAACTGTTGCTGGAAAATATTTTGTGTATGGTTTACTTTATTTGGAAAGTAGTTCAGGTACTAGAGCAGATAGAGCAGTTGTAGCTATTTATAAAAATGGTTCTTCATATAAACAAGTTATTGCAATGAATGTAGTTGATAATGTTTCCTCTGGTCCAAGTGGCAATGTTTCAGCAGTTATAGAATTTAATGGAAGTTCTGACTATGTAGAACTTTATGGTCAATTAAATGTTTACACTGGAACTGTAGAATTAGATGGAAGAACAGCTAGTGGTAATTTCGGTGCATACAGGATAGGAGCATAATGGCAGACGGAACTTTAAAAGTAGGAACAATAATAACTAGCTCTGGATCAGGGACGATTACTCTTGGTCAATCTAATGAGACAGTTGCTTTAGGTTCTGGTGCAACTTCATCTGGTTTTGGTGGTGCTAACACTCCAGCTTTTCATGCAATATTGTCAAGCGACCAAAGTATTGCTCATAACACTACTACAACTATACTTTTTAATAGTGAAGTTTTTGATACAGCTTCTGCTTATGATACCTCAACTGGAAAATTTACTCCTCAAGTTGCTGGTAAATATTATATTTACACAGTTTTAAGAAATGATGGTACTGGAACTTATGAAGTTAATACAAGAATAACAAAAAATGGAAGTGATGTTGTAGGAGATAATGTTACTGATAATGAAGGTAGTGCTTCTAGTGTTACTTTTACAACAGTTGATTTAAATGGTTCATCTGATTATGTAATTGTAACAGTTTATCAACCTAGTGGTGGTGCAAAAAACATAGTAGGTTCTACAACAGATAGAACATATTTTGGTGGATACAAAATTATAGAATAGGAAAATTATGACAGCAATTTTAAAAGTAGACACGATACAAGATACAGCGGGTAATAACATTATCAACGAGAGTAGTAATACTATTACTATCGGCGCATCGGGGGATACAGTTGCAGTACCTTCAGGGGGTAAACTAACTGCACCGGGTCATGTTTTACAAGTTGTGAATTTTATTTTTAATGGTGCCAGTGTAAGTTCAACAAGCACAAGTTTTGTAGATACAGATTTAGAAACAAGTATTACACCAAGTTCAACTTCAAATAAAATTTTAATTTCAGTTACATTTCAAGGTCAAACTGATGCAAATGGTATTTATACACTTTCTAAAGGTGATACAAATTTAGTTGGTACATATGGATTTGCTAGACTTGAGGTTGCAAACAAACAAACTGGATATAGTTTTTCATATTTAGATTCTCCATCAACCACATCAGCAACAACATATAAGTTGAGAATGAAAAATAATGGTTCCGGAACAGTTTATTTTCATCCAGGTGGAAATACCTCAACAGCAACAATGCAACTATTGGAGATAGCAGGATGATAATTCAAGCAATACTTAAAATAAATCCTAATGCAGTAGTTACTGTTAGAGGTAATGATATAAACACTTGTGAAATAGAATGGCAAGATGGCACAACACCAATTCCTAAAGCTGACATAGAAGCAATGATACCAACTGTTGAAACAGAGATAGCAGATGCTGAAACTAAAAAAATTAATGACAAAGCGTCAGCAAATGCTAAACTCAAAGCTTTAGGTTTAACGGACGATGAAATAGAGGCATTGAAATAATATGGCAATAACTAGAATTATAACACCTGCAGTAAATGATGATGCTGTGACTTTAGCCAAAATGGCTAGTGGAACAGACGGAAATATTATTAGTTATGACGCAAGTGGAAATCCTGTAGCAGTTGCTACTGGTAATGACGGTCAAGTATTAACTTCAGCAGGAGCAGGAGCTCCTCCAGTTTTTGAAACTTTACCTGTTGGTGGAATTACAAATGCTCAACAATGGAGAATATCTGCAAATATAACTGGAGATGCTAATCCAATAGCTGCAAATTGGGAAGAAGCAGATACAGATGGTTATAATCGTTTAGGAGATGCTATGACACAATCTTCTGGAG